ATGAAACGATATTCTATAAGCGGGATTTAGCAAGTAAATTTGTTATGACGAAAGAAGGTGGACATGTTGACGGAAAAAGTCTTGACCTTGTATTTATAGGTAATCCACATCCTGAACGAGTAAAGTTTTTTACGCAGATACAGAACCGATTAAAAGAATATAAGGTAAAGATAATAGGAGCAAACTGGAGTCAGTATATTGACAAGACGTGCTTTCATCAACTCTTTGACGGTATCATACAGCCGAAAGATTGCGCTATTAATTACTGTCGTGCAAAGGTTGTGCTGAACTTACACCGTACTCGCGATGATGTTGTGTTCTGTAACTCACGAGGTATTTATCCATCTTCCCCTAATCCCCGCACATTTGAAATTGCAGGGTGTAACACCGTTCAGATGGTAGACAGTTCACGGTACCCTGAGATGAATGACTATTTTAGTCCTGATTCGCTATGTGTATTTAGTACGCCCGATGACTTTATGAATAAGTTTGAGGCTCTTGTACACGATGCTGAGTTACGTCACCCATATGAAGAGAAGTCTTTGGAGGACGCAAAGAGACACACTCTTATGAATAGAATTAGCAGTATATTAGATATCCTATGAAATTTGCAAGTCTATGCATATTAAACTACGAACGTCCCGAATTCTTTTCAAAGTCATTTGAGTCTCTGGTAGAGAACACAACCTATCTCCATGAACGTATCGTACACGATGACAGCTCCACAGCATTACCTCCATTAAATGTAAATGCAGTCAGCAAATTAATACTCAGTCATGGTGGAAATAGAGGTATAGGCTATTCATTCCGTGCCTGTGCCGATATCGCGGAAGGGGACTATATCTATAAACTCGATGCAGACTTGGAATATAAACCCCTCTGGCTTGAACAGACGACGTACATACTCAATACATATGAAGATGTGGGGGCTGTGGGACTATTCAACTATCAGCATTATAATCCAACAGACGAGCGATTTCTGATAGAGGAAGAACGCGAACATTGTTACATCGTTACTGACTTTGTGGGCTCTGCCTTTGGTATACGAAGAAAGACATATGAGGCTTACCGACAAGACGTACATGATGATGGGTTTCAACTTGAATTGAAAAAATACGGTTTTAAGTTAGCAATTCCCAAAACCGATGTTGCGGTAAATTTTGGCTTTGGCATGGAGAAGAGCGTATACCTACACACAAAGGAATATAAGAAAGAACCGTTATTATTCGGACATTTATGAGATACCACGATACCGTTGTACTCCTTGCTACGCGAGGGCTTGTGTTTACACAGACTATAGAGTATTTACTCAAAAACGGATTAACAAACATTATATTAACCCATGATTTACCCATTCCTGAAGCCCAGAACTGGATGGTGGATCATCTGAATGAGAACTGGACATACTACGGGAAACCAGAATATTTATTCTTTATAGAGGAAGATATTGTGCCTCCTCCCCATGCATATGAAATGCTACGCGAGGCTTTAGAAAAGGATAGTCAAGCGGGTATTGCATGTATTGACTATGCTCTTCAGGGTGGACAATCGACGGTTCAGAGGTCAAAAGAAACAAACGACGTATTGTTTTGTGCGCTTGGATGTACGTTAGTAAAAGCTGAGGTATTTACAGAAATAAGTAAGCCATATTTTAGGACAGATAAGGCTCTTCGAGCAAATGATTTAGAGTGGATAGATATACCAAAAAATACATTGTACGGTATGCTTGATGTATGGTTTACTTGGCAAGTCAGGCAGGCAGGATATAAAATAGTCAAGGTAGGGGGAGAGTGTACCCATCTGAAGGTGCAGGAATATGCTGCGCCAGGAACGAATGATGGGTGCCACACCATTACGACGAAAGGGGAAGTTACACATCATATGACACTGTAATGTTTAATGGAGCAGGATATAGACGTGCTATCGAAAACGAGCTGAGCATCATAGACAAAAATAAAAAGGATATTCCTTTTCTTCTTTCTAATGGTCGGGGGCTACAGGCAGATGCTATCGAAAAACTTACCAACAGAAATGTATTCTTGAAGGCTCGCAAGCTCGGTGTGTCTTCTATGTTTCTTGCAATTGGCGTTTTGAAGTTTCTTCTTGGAACTAATGAGCGCTGTGTCATTATGTCCTTTGACTCTGAGGCCGCATCAAAACAGCTTGAACGTGCGAAGCATTTTATACGGTCGTTTGAGAAAAAGAACAATATCAAGATACCGATGAAATACAACTCCAAGAAAGAACTGGTGTATGAGCGCTTTAATGAAAAGGGAGAGGTTATATCGGTAAACTCACTGCGCATCGGTACGGCTCGATCAGACTCCTTCGGACGAGGAGACGATATCTCGTTTCTCCATATCACGGAAGTTTCCTTGTGTGAGAACCTATCAGAGCTAATCGCCGGCGTCGGACAGGCAGTCATAAATGACGCGATGATTACGCTTGAAACCACCGCGAACGGATACAACGAGTTCTATAAATTCTGGGTCGATAGCGTCAATGGCGTATCGGGATTTAAGCCGTTTTTCTATGGAGCAGACTGGGAATATGACGAGGCGTTTTTAGCTCAAAAGAAGCTTGAATTGAAGGATAAGTTTCCCCAGGAATACCCGATTACGTGGCAGGAAGCGTTCATCTCTATGTCACGCCCCATCTTCAACAAGGAAGCTCTTACATGGTATCGAACCATAAGCGGCCAGATTAAACCGCCCATCGCAGTGGGCGAGCTGATCGGCGTAAGTAACGTATCGTTTGATAAGACCGATGCAGGCCCCCTGAAAGTCTGGGAGATGCCACAGGGTGGTGAAGAGTATGTCTTAGGCGTGGACTGCTCGGAGGGAAAGCTCGAAGGAGATTTCTCCTGTATACAAGTCTTGAAGCGTCGTGACCTCTCGCAGGTTGCGGTATGGCATGGCACGATTGAACCTGACCAGCTCGCGAAGGAAGCATACAAGCTTGGTAGGTTCTACGGCATGGGATGGCTGGGAGTTGAGCGAAACAGCATAGGTATTGCGACCGTGATTGTTCTTCGTGACCTTTTTTACCCAAACCTCTATATGAAAGAGTCGGTTGATAAAACAGCCGACGAGGTAAAGAATGAATTTGGATGGCGCACTGATGCCAAGAGCAAGCCGATCATGATATCCGACATGCAGGAGATTATACGAAACAAGCTTATCAAGATACGCGATGAACTCACGTTGAACGAACTATTTTCATATCAGTATGATGAGAAGGGCCACGCGAACGCGGTGGCCGGTGGATACGATGACCGCGTAATGGCGCTCATGATAGCGTACCAGATGTATAAGCGATGCCCATCCGCACGGCAGGCGAGCAATCAGATTGTTCAAGGCTCACAGCCCGACTTTGTAGCGGCGGATAATTATAGCCAAGAAAACTATCTCGGAGAACCCACAGACGTTAACGAATATTTCTGATTTACAATTAAAAGTATTAGTGATATATATTTATATATGGTGCTCAATGTAATTATTCTTCTTGTGGCGGTAGCCATATGTGTGTTGTATGCAATGTATGAGCAAAAAGAACGGGGCGATATTCTTCGATTGTGTTATGACCAAAAGAATGAGATGAAGCAACTATATGAAAAGAAACTAGAGGATACGAGTAAGAAGCTTGATTTACTTATGTCCCGATGGATTGATTTAGCTCAAGAGAAAGAAGCTAAGATGATATCGGCACGAAACTATATTGCAAAGGAAGAACCAAATGAAACAGATTTGTTAGATATGCCTGGACTCCCCGATGATTTCAAAGGTGTTCAGATTGAATCAGTAGACGGAAAAAAGTCACATATTTATGATATGAAGTTACAAAAACCCATAGACTAAATAGCTTTCGATATATTCTATGGCAGATAGCACCATCGCAGAAACGAAACAAGATGTAATGGCCGCCACATCAGACGACACATTACAAAAGCAAAAGAAACAATCTAAAAAAAGTATTCAAAAAGAAAAAGAAGCGCTTGAGGAAAAAACACGCGAGCGTTTATCACGAGCAAAGGAAGCCTATCGGCGAGCATATGATACCCGCCGCCGCTATGACTTCGAGTGGATGACCCGCGACCTTTTTAGACGCGGATACCAGTTTACCCGATACAACCCTCAGAACAATTCCGTTATTATCTCCCAGCGTAAAGCTACCCATATCCCCATCAATATAACTGCTGCCTATATCCGTGCTATACGAAATCAGGTCACGGCGTTCAAACCCAAGTGGGAGGTTATGCCAACACCAGGAGAAGAGAACACAGAAAATGCCCGATTTGGTGAACGACTGCTTGACAACTACTGGCGAAAATATCGCCTTAACAAAATGGTGAAAGAAACAGTAACACAAGGACTTCTGTACTCAGTGGGTGGCCCCTGGCAGATTACATGGGACGACTCGGTACGCAATGATGATGGAACGTATGGAGATGTTCGCATACAGCTTGTTGACCCGTTTGATTTCTACATTGACCCCAATTGTACTGATGGCCTTACCTTCAAAGATGCAGAGTATGTGATTAAGGCAGTACGCACCGCAACGGGAGAGATTAAGGCGAACCCTGTATATAACGAGGAACGATCTGAGGTCGGTGGAGACTCACGCATCGCTTCATCTGAATACAAACAGTTCCTTCTTCAGACGCTGAAGTTCTTAGGACAGACAAACAAGGATGAGAATGAAACCAATATTTTATTTGAAGGATATTTCAAAGAACGAGATGATGAAACAGGAGAAACGAAAATCCGTGTCCTGCATTGGGTTGAGACATCGGTCGTACCTCTGTATGAAGAAGTACTTGATACCGATGACTTTCCATTCCGCATGTATCAGGCTGATATGAATCCGCTTGAAGTATACGGAGAAGGATGGGCGCGTCATGTAATAGCAGTGAATAGAATACTGAACGCCCTTGAGTCATCAGGGTTTGATTACAACTACCGCTATGCAAAGGGGAGATTTGTTATCGACAAGAACTCAGGTGTCAGGCTCATATCAAATGAGCATGGCTCTATCATTGAAAAGAATAGAGGTTCACAGGTTTCATCGCTTCCCCTTGACCCGCTGCCCTCAAACTTTGAGAACCAGATATCACGTATACGACAGTACCTTGAAGATATAGGTGGTGTACATGACCCCTCACTCGGGCGTGTGCCTGCGGGGGTGAAGTCTGGTATCGGCCTGGCCGAGCTGAAGCAGGGAGACGCATCGA